CTCATGGATCTGGCGCTTCCGGGGATGGACGGGGTGGCCGCCATCCAGGAAATCGGACGTCGTGGCTTGAGAACCAGGGTTCTCATCATGAGTGCGTATGACCAGATCTATGACGTGCTCGATGCGCTGAACGCCGGCGCCGCCGGATACGCGCTCAAGTCCGACGGACCCGAGACGCTCGTCCGTGCGCTGCGGCTGGTGGCGCGAGGTCGCCTAGCCGCGATCGTCAAGTGCGTAGGCAAGGAGCGCCAGCGTCTGACGGAAGACGGTCTCGGGCGGCTCGGGGGAGACCCGGGTCGCCCGCCAGAGTCCCTGCGGCGAGCGCTGCACGCGCTCGATCAGCCAGCGCTCGCCGTGGACGGTGCAGCCGTAGACCGGGCTTCCCATCACCTCGGGGGCGAGCAGCCGTACCAGTGCCGGGCCGTAGATCGTGATCTTCTGCCGCGGCGTGTAGCGCCCGACCGGGCGGGCCATGCCTAGGCGATGAGCGCGTGTGCGCGCGCGTAGCTGCCGCTCTCGCCGAACCAGGCCCCCGGCCGCGGCTTCCCCGGCCGCCAGGTGCGGAGGTAGTACGCCCAGGCGACCTTCGCGTCGCCGACCTTCGGGAGCGGCGCGGGATCGATCCAGAGCAGTCCGCGGCTGATGATGACGGCGAGATCATCGCCCCGCGGCGTCGCGAGGATCGTCGACACCGCCTGGCGGGTCGTCGGGAAATCCCGCATCGCGGCGAAATGCCGGAAGGGCTCCATCCCGGGATAGAGCTGGAAGATGCCCGCGCCGGCCGTCTTCCCCGGCTCGATCTGCCAGAAGCTCCGTGCCGGTCCCTTCCCCATCTGGACCCGGCGGCGGAAGGCGGTTTCCTGCTGCCCGATGGCAAGCAGCAGCACCCGCGCCTTGTCCGTGTTGTAGGGTTTCCCCATCCAGGCGAGCACGGGGGAGACCAAGTCGACATCGGCCTCGGCGATGGTCATGGGTCGCCTCCGGGCCCGGCGCCGGTATCGGGAATGCCGGGCAGCGATTCCCCGGTGATCTTCTGCCAGATGAGTCCGATCACCCGCTGGTTCGAGCGGTGCTGCATGTTCATCACGTCGTTCAGCCAGGCCTGCTTCGCCTCCACCTGGCGGAGCTTCTCTTCGAGCTGCTTGTCACGGATCTGATCGTTGTCGTGGAGCATCTCCCGCATCACCCGCGGGATCGCCTGCTCGTTCGCGCGCACGCGCCCGCGGAGATCCTCGATCAGTTTTGCTTGCTGATCGTCTCGGAGCTGCGCCTCGTGCTGCAGCGCCGCCACGTCACGCGAGATCGGTGCGATGAAGAGCGCACCCGCCGTGCCGGCGAGCGTGATCGCGACGCCGATGGCGGGCCAGATCGACGACCAGCGGGTCTGGCGGATGTCGTGCAGCTGGGTCGCGAGCGATTCTAACGTCTTGTGGATCTCAACCAGAGACGCCGTGTGGCTGCTGACGGATGTCTCCACCGCGGCGATCCGCTGCCCATAATCGATCGAGCCATTGAGACGCCGCGGGGGAGTCGGCACGTCAGTTGGGCATGCCCGGGTCCGCCATCGGGTGGCGCTGGAGGTAGGTCGCGCACGATTCGATCGGCGCCTTGTCGGGGTACGAGCCATCACACACCGGGAAGCGGAACATGAAGAGGTCCTCCTTCACGTTCTCGCAGATGTGGAATTTCTGATGCGCGTCGTCGTGGCAGCGCGCGAGGCCCCAATCGCCGGCCTCCTGCGCCGCCATCCAGCCCTCGTGCTCGCGATCCTGCGCTGCCTTGAGCTGCCGGACCTGCGCGTCCGTCCAGCCCTTCGGATTGCCATTCGCGACCGAGTCGGCGTAGCCGCTGAAATCCATCATGCGGCGGAAGTGCGCGTCGGCGGGGTCCTTCGCGAAGGCCTCGTAGGCTTTGTGGGCGTCCTGCACGTTCACACAGGCGGGTTGCCCGCTGCCGCCGCAGAGCCCGTAGGAGGCGAGGCGATGCGCCTCGTGCGCCGCATGCAGCGAGGTGAGGTCAGCGCCCTCGGTCGGCTTCGGCATCGGCTTCGTCGAGTCCGCCATGCCGATCTTGCTCTTCGCCGACTGGTACGCCTCGGTCGGGACGGGCGGCACGCAGTCGCCGCCCGCGACGCAGACGCCGTTCTCGACCCGGATGTCGAGCACCTTCTTGACGCGATCGGTGAGATTCGGATTCTTCGCGCAGGCGGCCTTCGTGCTCGATCCGAGCGAGCACGCGCGCGCCTTCTGATTCACGTAGTATTCGATCTGGTAGTGCCGGCCGCCGACCGTGATGTCCCAGGTCTTCCGATCCGGGAAGATGGCGTCGTACTGATGCGACGCCGTGAGCCGCTGGAGCACGACCGAGAGCTGCGTGCGCCCGAACCCGAGCATCCCGCTACACCCGGGCATCGAGCGCACGTAGCGCCAGACCTCGGGCATCATAATCCCGAGGAGTCCGCGCTCCATCACGTCACGGTCGCGCTGCGTGGCCGTGTGGCCGCGGAACATCCGATAGTCCGCTCCGCCCTTGACGGCGAGCGACACGTCGCAGGGGTCCACGCGGACGGGGGCGGCGCTATCGTCGGGGGCTGCCGCCGGAGGCGCCGCCCCGGGAATCGTGGTCGTGGTCGTGCCGGCCACGACGGTGATCGTCGCCGTCGCCTTGCCCGCCGAGGTCCCCGTCGCCGACTGGCAGACGACGACGAGCGGGACCTGGCCGGGGGTGTCCGGAAAGATGACAACCGGCTGGTCGCCTGCGACGGCGAGGGCGATCTCGTCGCCGCCGAAGGTCCAATCGCACGTCGATGTGCTCGGGTTTTTGGCATTGGCCGTCAGTTCCTGGCCGATGGCGACCGTCTTGGTCGACTGCCCGTTGACGGTGGTGACGAGTGACACCGCCCCGGCCGGCGTCGCGAGCATGGTCGCCAACACCGCGAAAAGACGTGTCCATTTCCAACCCATCATCCCCCTCCCTCCGTGCCCACATGGTGCGCCCGCGAATCCGTGCTTCACAACCAGGCACCCGAACCCTTGACAAACCCGTCTTGACACGCAAACTCGGTTTCAGTATTGACGGTGAGTCGTGGACGCCGCATCCACGGCTGCACTCGCGCCGCCGCCCCCCTCCCCCGCCCCGTTTCGCGATCGACACGGCCGTCTGGACATCCATGCCCTGATGGCGCTGCGCCGCGAGGGCATGACCCTCCAGCAGATCGGGGACCTGGTCGGGACGACCCTGGAGCGCATCCGCCAGCTCCTGGAGCGCGCGGGCTTTGACCCGAAGGTCGGCCCCGAGGCGCGCAAGGCCGCCATCGAGGTCCAGCGCGAGCGCGCCCGCTGGGACTACCTCCCGGAGCCCGTGCAGGAGTTCGTGCTGGCCGCCCGGCGCGACGGCTACGAGGTGCGGACGGGCGCCGGCAGCCGCCCGGTCTTGACCGTCAACGGCACTCCCGTGCGGGTGCATCGCGGCACGCCCTATCAGGTAGACGACCGGCGCTACGTCCGGGTGACGGCAACCGATCCGGACATCATCCATCTCGTGCTCCTGCCCGAGCCGCTGACCGGCTGGATCCGGATGTACGGCATCTCGCGCACGCGCCGCGCCCACATCATTCCGCTCCAGCCCAAACGTGGGCGCTGGAGCCTGCTGACGCCCGTCGATCTCGCGGTCCCGGGCGCCACACGTGCGTTGCTGGAGGAGGAGTCGCATGGAAGCGGCTATGGCCGAGAATCGGACTCCGCAGCCGACGACGACGCCTGAAGAGACCGCGACCCGACTGGTCGCGGAGCTGACCTCACTCGCCGAGACGCTGGAGCCGAGCGAGACGCCGGGGCAGATCGCCGCCGCGCTGACGACGGGTTCCCCGCACCTGGCGCTCAGCGATCTCCAGGGCGTCCTCGACAAGCTCCGGACGGAAGGGATGCAATCGCTCTTCCACGACGAGGTCGAGCTGCGGCAGTTCTTCCGCGTGATGGCGGAGCGGACGCTCGCCAAGATGTTCGTCCTGACCGAGCACACGCTCGATCTGATCCAGCAGAAGCTCCAGCACACCCCGCTCTCGAATCAGACGCTCGGCGGCCTCACGAAGGTGCTCGAAGCGCTCTCGAAGCAGAGCGCGGCGACGACCCAGCTGATGCACACCTCCGCCGCGGCGGCCGAGGAGGCACGGCGGCGGGCGGCGGCGCTCTCGACGCCGGAGCTGGCGGCCGAGGTCGCCCGCAAACGCCAGCTGCTCGAAACGCACCGCGCCGCCGACGAGGCATGAGTACCCCCGCCGTCGAGCGCGAGGCGCTCCTCGCCGAGCTGGCCGCTGCGGAGGCCGAGCTGATCGAGCGCCAGGCCCGGCGGCTCCGTCTGGCGCAGCTCCGGCCCCAGCGCTTCGCCGAGTACGTGATCAAGGACGAGCGGGTCAATTCCCTGATCCAGCTGCACGCGATGCACAAGCTCTGGTTCGAGTTCATCCTCGCGTGCTGGAAGCGGGGGCTGACGCCGTTCATCTTGGCCCCCTTCGGGTCGGGGAAGACGACGCTGGTCCTGGCCTTGATCCTCTGGATGCTCGGCCGGGACCGCAACCTGCGGGTGAAGATCGTCTCGGCGTCCGACGATCTCGCGATCGATCGTGCCCGGCTGCTGCAGAGCTACATCGAGTCCTCGGACGAGCTGCACCAGCTCTTCCCGGTCCTCCGGCCCGACGTGAAGAAGGGCTGGCAGGTGAAGCGGATGTTCGTCCAGCGGACATCGAAATCGAAGGACGCTTCGATCCAGGCGCTCGGCGCGACGAGTTCGGCGCAGGGGAGCCGGACCGATCTCTTGGTGATCGACGACATCAACGATCTCCGCAACACGATCATCTACCCGCGGCTCCGCAAGCAGGTCATCCGGAATTTCTCCTTCCTGCTCTCGCGCGTCGAGCCCGAGGTCGGCCGCACCGTCGTCATTATGACCCGCTGGCACGTCGAGGATATCTTCGGCTGGGTCACGTCGGACGCCATCATGTGCCAGCAGTACGGGTTCCTGATCCAGGCGATCGCCGACGATCTTCAATCCCTGGAGTGCGAGATCGTGCTCGGGACCGGCGGCAAGCCGCGCCAGCTGGTGCCGGACGATCCGATCGAGACCCTGCTGCAGAACATCGAGGAGGACTGGCGCGTCGAGCCGGCACCCGACATCCCGGCGTGCCGGAACGACATCCCGTGGGCGAGCGATGCGGCGGTGCATATCCATCGCCGGCTCCCGCTCTGGCTCGATCGCCTGTCGCCCGAGATCTTGGCTGCGCGCCAGGCCGAGATGGGCGACCGGGATTTCGCGCGGGGCTACAAGCAGCGCGCGATGAGCGAGAAGGATCTGCTCTGGAAGGAGGGCTACGTCGCGCAGTGCCTGGATAAGTCGCACACCGTCGTCAAGGCGTGCGTGCCAGGCGACCGCTGGGACAGCTGCGCACGCTACCTCGGGGTCGACCTCTCGATCTCGACGACGAATGAGGAGGCGGCCTATTTCGTCATCCTGGCGCTCGCGATCGACGCCGAGAAATACCGCTGGGCGCTCTGGCTGCTCCGCGAGCGGGGCTTGAGCTTCGGGCAGCAGGTGGCGGCGATCAAGGATGCGGCGCTCCGCTTCCGGCCGCACAAGATCCGGGTCGAGAACAACGCCTACCAGGACGCCGTCCGCCAGCATCTCGGCGCGACGACGGATCTGCCAGTCGACGGCTTCACCACCGGCTCGATCGAGAAGCGGCATACCGAGATCGGCGTGCCGAGCCTCGCGACCGAGTGGGAGCACAAGCACTGGCACATTCCCTGGGGCAACGCCGAGTCCCAGCGCATGTTCAAGGAGTTCGTCGGCGAGGTCGCGACCTATCCGAACACGCAGTACGACGACACCGTGATGGCACAGCTCTTCGCGCGCAGCTGCGCCATCGAGCCGGAGATCAGCGCGCAGCCGCGCATTCACGTGGTGCGATTCTAAGACAGTAAACCGACGGAGGCCCGGGAGGTCCAGGTGATGGTGGTGAGGAGGAGAGGATGGCCCATCCGTTCCCGTTGGCCTTCAGCCCGCGTGAGTTCCAGGGCCGGGGCGCCCCGGAGAAACGCCTCTGGTTCGCAGTCCTAATGGATGCGATCGGCTGCTATCTTCGCCAGGTCGGGCTGCGCGACGAGCGCGACCGGCTCTACCGCGAGGCGGCGGACTGGATCACCGTCACGCTGGAGAATACGGCGCAGGACCCGTCGTTCAATTCCTTCATTGGCGTCTGCGAGCTGCTCGGCGTGCCGGCGGACCGGCTGCGGCGCGCGCTGCGGGATTCCGACGTGCCGCTGACGATTGCCTTCGACCGCCTGGCCCAGCCGCGGAAGGCGCCGATCGCGGTCGATGTCTATGGCGTCTTCGCGCTCTTCGAGGACGGCTTCCCGATCCCGGTGATCGCGCGGCGCTTCGGCGTCTCGCGCCGGGCCATTCACCGGATCCTCGGCCCGCAGACGCCGGGAGTCCCGAAGCGGCGGCGGACGGCGACCCGCCTCGGAGCCGTGGCGGCGTGATCGAGCCGACCCTCACGCCCGCGCTCCTCGAATCGCTGATCGCGCGCGAGATCGAGGATCGGATCCGCATCTACAGCACCGCGCCCACGCGTCTGATCCTCGACACGAGCGACATGCCGGCGCTGCGCGCGCGATTCGGTGCCCGGCTGATCACCGGCTCCATGTTCGACGCCGACATCAAGGCACTGCCGTTCGCCGACGACACCTTCGCGGCGACGATCGGGATTCATCTCCTGGAGCAGCTCGACGGGAAGGAGCTGGCGAACGTGCTTGCCGAGTGCGCGCGGCTCGCGCCGGTCAACATCTGGGTGCTCCGAGCCGAGCTGCTGCGCGGCAACATCCTGCGCTCGACGCAGAATTACAACGGGTCCTACACGACCGAGATCGGTGGCGACTGGCTGATCCGGACGCTCACGACCTGGAGCGGCACGTGGAATCTGCGCGGCGATCGCTTCCGGCTCTGCCCCGGCGGCATCCTCGTCTTCTGGAAGGAACAGGAGCAGTTCAGTCCATGCTCAGCCTGATCTTCCCGATCTATAACCGGGCCGACCTCTTCAAGCCGACGCTGGAGGCGCTCGCGCAGCAGCACTACCCGCGCGACGAGTACGAGATCCTCGTCATCGACGACGGCTCGACCGATCATCTGCAGAAGCTCTGCCGCACCTTCCGCACGATCCAGGAGCTGCCGCTGCGCTACTGCAAGATCGATGTCTGGCGACTGCCCTTCGAGATCTTCGCCTGGAACGGCGCGAACAATCCGGCGCCGGCAATCAATGTCGGCATCCGCGGCGCGCGCTTCCCGCGGATCGTGCTCTCGTCCCCGGAGATCGTCTACACGCAGGCGACCAATCTGCTGCGGATGGCGACCTGGCCGCTCGCCGAGCACGAGGCGCTCATCGGCAACGTCTGGGACGAATCGATGCGGGATCATCCCGAGCTGCAGGGCTACATCAGCGGTGGGCCGCGCCAGCGCTACCTCCATTTCCTCGGCGTCTTCCCGACTGCGCAGCTCCGCACCATTGGCGGCATGGAGGAGGCGTTTATCGAGGCCTGGGGTGCGGAGGACGCCGAGTTCACGGAGCGCTGGCTCGCGGCCGGCGGCACCTACCTCTTTGCGCACCAGAGCGTGACCGCGACTCATCAATGGCACCCGCGGCCCTACTGGGGCGAAACGCCGGGCGAGGAGGGCGTGCTCGACGCCGTCAAGCGGGGTGATCGGCTCTGCGACGCGATTCGCGCCGACCCCGCGCGCCGGCTCCAGGCCAACATTGGTCGCCCGTGGGGCAGCACGGATCTGATCGTCGAGCGGGAGGGCTGGTGACGGACTGGAGCCACACGCCCGACTGGTCGATCCTGGTGGCGACGGTCCCGAGCCGGCTGCGCGTCGTCCTTCCGACGCTCATCGAGAAGCTCCGGACGATCAGTGGCGACCGGCCGGTCGAGATCCTCTGGTTCGGCGACAACAAGTGGCGCTGCGTCGGTGCAAAACGCAATGCGCTCCTCTCGCTCGCCCGGGGCGATTACGTCTCTTTCTTCGATGACGACGACTGGCCGGCGGACGACTACGTGACGCGCATCCACGACGCGATCGTCACTTACAACCGGGAGCCGGATGTCATCTGCTTCGAGCACATCTGCACGATCGACGGCGGCGATCCGATCCTCTGCTCCTACAGCGTCGACCTCGAATACTCCTGGACTGGTCCGCGCTGGACCGGGAAACCGGCGCATACCTGCTGCTGGCGCCGCGCGCTGATCCAGGACGTGCGCTTCCCGGAGGCGAACATCGGCGAGGACATGGACTGGGTCCGCACCGCGACCGCCCGGGTCGAGAACGAGGTCCAGCTCCGCGGCGAGCCGCTCTATCACTACAACTGCCGTGCTGATCGCTCCGAGACCCGCGGCGCCGGGCTGCTCCGCGACGTGCCGCTGGCGCTCCAGGCCTGGTGGGAGCAGGCGCGCGCGCAATGACCGACCACACGGCCTTCTGGGAGGAGCAGCACCGCGACCGCATCCAGCTCTATCTGACCGACTCGCCGCTCGCGCACTATCGCTCGCACGCGGGCGTCAGTCGGCTGCCGTGGACGCGGAACCTTCTCGTGATGGAGATCGGAGTCGGCTACGGCACGTTCGTCCGCCAGCTCCAGACGTGGGGCCACCAGGTGATTGCGGTCGACCTCTCCGGGACGGCGCTCGTCCGGCTCCCGGATCCGGTCTGGCGCGTCCGCACGCCGGACATGGTGGGGCTCCCGAGCCACGCGGTCGATTACGCGATCTGTCATCTCGTGCTGCAGCACTGCGACAACGCCATGGTCGAGTTCCTCTTCCGGGAGACCGCCCGCGTGCTGAAATCCGGCGCGCTCGCGAGCTTCCAATTCGCGACTCGGCTCCCGGGTCCGATGCCCGAGTGGCTGCGCGAAGGCGAGCACCGCGGAGTCCTCTACTGGCGGACGCCGGAGGTGGTGCATCTCCTCGCGGCGCAGGCGGGCATCTCGGTTCTCCACATGAGTGATCTCGCCCTGTTTTCCGATCAGAAGGCGGTCGGTTGGTACTTTGCGTCCTTCGTGAAGGAGTGATGATCACGCTCGTGCCGAAGCAGATGGACCTCCCGCCGTGGGGCTGTCTGCACGAGTCGCCCTGCACGGGAGCCGGCACGGTATCGATCGATGGGAGCGGCATCGTGCCCTCGGTGAATGAGCTGGAGGCGCAGCAGCTTCTCCGGTTCATTCACACACAATTCTCGTGTATCGCGCCGCTGCGGCTCGTCGACATCGGCGCGGGGATCGGGCGGCTCCAGGCGGAAGCGGACCTAGACGCGACGTTCGAGGCCCGCTCGGTCGAGGGCGCGATGAACGCCTGGACGGCGCGGGCCTGCGTGACCGAGCATCTGGCGCTCTGCGACATTGCCCGCGCGCCGCTCCGCCCGGAGTGGACGAAGCAGTTCCACCTCTCGACCTCCTTCGAGTTTTTCGAGCACGTCCATCGCGATGACCTCGACCGTGCCATCGCGAACATCGCGACCCTCTCGGACTATCACCTCTGCTCCGTCCATTGCGGCAACGAGGAGCATTCGGTTCACTGTACGATCCGACCGCCGACGGACTGGCAGGACCATTTCGAGCGTGTCGGGGCCCAGGTCACGCTGCTCGGGAACTATCCGATCTCATCGGATGCGGAGCGCGAACCGCTCCGGCAGGCAACGGGGCTCAGCTGGGAGTTGTCAGCCTTCTTTCTCGTGCAGTGGCCGGAGGAACTCTTACATGGGTGATCCGTCCGCCGATCCGCCCGGCGGGGCCACGAACGGGATCACCATGGACGCCCTGGCGGCGGTGCTGGCGACGCATCGGATCGTGCCGCGCGCGCTCTACGACATCGGCGCGTGTGGCGGTCAGGAAGCCGTGGCGCTGAAACGCCTCTATCCCGAGGCGACCGTCTACGCGATCGAAGGTTTGCTGGAGAACTGCTCGCGCTGGCTCGTCGATGCCGCCCGCGAGACCGGCATCGTCGTCATTCCGGCAGTCCTCGCGGGACAGAACGGTTTCGCGCCATTCCACGTGCAGTCGGTGAACGGGATCCACAGTCTCTACCAGCGCACGAGCCTGGTCGCGGTCGAGACCCGACTGATGCCGACGCTCACGCTCGATACCCTGATCGATGCCTACCGTCTGGAGCTGCCCGATGTCTTGAAACTCGATGTCGAGGGTGCCGCCTTCGACATTTTGTCGAGTGCGCCCGAAGCGCTCCGGCACACCCGGGCGATTCACTTGGAAACGGAGACAACCCAATTCTTCGCTGGTCAGACCACGCATCCTCACGTCGCGGCCTTGCTCGATGGATACGGCTTCTCCTGCGTGCAGGAGGTGACGATCCCAATCGCGGACGCCGCCCAACTGGAGACCGTATGGATCCGTCGCCCTTATCGAAGCCGTCTGTGACCACGCTGCCCCAGCCGACGCTCTGGGTGCTCGCCCAGAGCGCGATGCCGGCCGCGCAGATCCGCGAGATCGCGGCCCCCTGGCCGGTCGGGTGGATCGATGGCGCGAACGCCCCGAGCTTCAGCTGGCTCGTGAACCAGGCGATCGCACAGACATCTGGCGAGGTCGTGCTCGTAACGAGTGATCGCTGCCGGCCGACCGCTGCCGATTGCCAGCGGATGCTCGATCTCTTGGCCGAGGGCTACGGCTTCGTCGGCCTCTGGCGGTTTGCGTGCTTCGCGATCGCGATGGATCTGCTGCGTCGCATCGGGCCGATGGACGAGCGCTTTCCTGGCGGCGGCTACGAGGACGCGGACTTTCTGCTGCGCTGCTGCGAGGCCGACATCGCGATCTTCGAGACCGAGGCGGTTGCTTATCTCGGTGGCGGCCAGTCGCGCTGGGCGAGTCTCGCGGAGGGCTCGATGCGGCATTTCCGGGCCAAGTGGGCCGCGAACATGGGGACCGGGACGATCGTGCGACAACTCCCGGAAGATGCGAGCTGGAATTACGGTCTCGACCGGGAGACCGTCTTCAAGCGCTGGAAGGACAGCGTGCTGCTCCAACCCTCGGAATGGACGCGGTTCGTGCGGCCGACCTCGGAGGTCTAGGGCGCGTGCGTGGGTATCTCGTCAACGACGCGCTCGCGATCATTCCCGGGAGTCGGACCTTCTGGCACGACCTCCTGGAGTGGTTCCCCTGGCTGGAAGATCAGACCGGGGGCTATACGCCGTATCCGGAGCTGGCGTACCGGATCGCGACGCTGCCGCGCCCGCTACCGGACCTGATCATCCGCAATGCGAGCTTCTTCCCGCCGATTCCGCTCGGGGTGCCGACCATCTCGCTGCTCCAGGATGTGCTCTACGGACAGCCGCGGGAGGCGCAGCTGGAGGTCTGCCGGCGCTCGGCCTGGACGGTCGTCAACTCGACCTATACGGCGTCGCTCTATCCCGAACTGACGCCGCGGGTGATTCCGCTCGGGATCGATTTCACGCAGTTCGTCGTCTACACGCCGGAGGAGCGCGCGCAGGCGCGCACCATGCTCGGGATTCCCGAGCACGCGATCTGCTTCGTCGGCGCCGGGACGAGCGTCAAGGGCTGGGCGCACGTCCAGCGGCTCATCCGGGAGACCGAGCTGCCCTTCGTGCTGGTGATGAAAGACGACACCGTCATCGACATCCCAGGTCGGGTGAAGACCTTCACGCAGATCCCGCATGCGCAGCTGGTCCCGGTGCTGAACGCGTGCAGCCTCGGCTTCTGTCCGAGCGTGCGCGAGACGCAGCATCTCGCCGGGATCGAGATGGGGGCCTGCGGGTTGCCGCTCGTCACGAGCGATGTCGGGGCGTACTACCGCCGCTCCGCGGGCCCGTGGGGCATGCGGGCCGAGCCCGACGAGTACGTCGAGACGCTCACGCGGCTGCGGACCGCCGTCACGCAGCGGACGCGGGAATCGGCCCGCTCCTATTGGGAATGCCGCGGCTTCACGCGCGAGGCCTGCCGCCAAGCGTGGGAGATTCTCGTCGAGGGAGTCGTCGGTGCCGCGCGCCCGGATTAACGTCGGCATCCTCTGCTACAAGAGCCCAACCTGGCTCTCCTTCGTGCTCGACGGGCTCGCCCGGGCGCAGAACAAGCACACCGAGCCGGTGCCCTTCGTCTTGGCGCTCGATCCCTACCCGGCGATCGATGCCGATCGGCGGGTGAATCACGTCGTCCGGAGCGCCGATCCCGACGAGCACTACCTCCGGCGGGTCTACCGGGCCTGGAACCGCATCATCGAGCTGGAGACCGTAAACGACGAGCTGGTCGTCCTCGTGAACACCGATATGACGTTTCACCACGGCTGGCTCGATGCGCTCTACCAGCTCTGGGTCGACTGCGACGGCAAGGTGACGGCGACCTCGCTGCTGGTCGAATCGGGCCGCATCCCGTCCGCCTTTCCGGACCTGGTCCGCGATCTCGGGACGACGCCGCAGACCTTCGATCGGCCGGCGTGGCACACCTACGCCGAGACGCTCGTCGTCGCCGCCGAGCTGGGCCAGCTCGATCGCCTGGAGGGTGGGCTCTACATGCCCGTCCTGCTCACCCGCCAGATGTGGCGCGACGCGGGCGGCTACCCGATCGGGAACGTCGCCGGCACGCCCGGCGACCACATCTTCTTCAGCTATCTCGCCAGCCTCGGCTACCCACATTTCACAGCCACGAAATCCCTCGTCTACCATGTGCAGGTCGGAGAGATGGAGATCGCGGTCGACTGAAGGGGGGATGTGCTGATGCTGCAGGTCATTCTGCTCCTGGTGATCCTCGGGATCATCCTCTGGTTCATCGAGAACTTTTTGCCGATCGACGCGACGATCAAGATGGTGATCCGCATCCTGATCGGCATCTTCGTCCTGCTGCTGCTCTTGAGCCTGGTGATGCCGTCGGTGAACGAATTGCTGCGGTTTCCCGGCCGCTAAGAGTCAAGAGTTCACAAGCAGAGATTCGGTTCAGTACCCTCGGCGGGTGATGGGGATGGGCGCGGAGAGGGCACATGGCCCGGATCTACGCAACCGATAAGCTCGCCTGGCACCCGGAGGTCCTGGAGGGCTTGCGCCAGGGGGTGGTGACGCCTCCCGTGCTCGTGCAGCTCTTCCCGTCGAACGTCTGCAACCAGGCCTGCCAATTCTGCAGCTACGGCTCGGGGCCGGAGGTGAAGCGGGCGAAGGTGCCGAACCCCCCGAAAGCGCTCTGGAAAAACCAGCAGCTCTTCCAGGGGCGGGATATCCTGCCGTGGCCGAAATGCCGCGAGCTGGTGCTCGACTGCGTGGCGCTCGGGACGAAAGCGTTCGAGATCACGGGCGGCGGCGAGCCGACGGCGTATCCCTTCTTCGAGGAGCTGCTCGTGCTCCTTCAGGACCAGCCGCTCGACACGGCCCTCGTGACGAACGGGACGCTCCTCGATGTCCGGATGGTCAAGATCCTGACCCAGACCCGGCTCACCTGGGCCCGGGTGTCGATCGACGCCGGCTCGGCCGAGGACTACTGCGCGACTCGCTTCGCGCCCCGCGCGCACTGGGAGAAGGCGTGGCAGGCAGTCACGCTGCTCGCGACGAACAAGCCACTCGCGGAGACCGCAATCGGGGTCGGCTTCGTCCTGGACCTCCACAATCACCGCCACCTCTACGACTGCGTCAAGCGGGCAAAGGAGGCCGGCGCCGACAACATCCGGCTCTCGCTCTCCTTCACGCCCGATGGCACTGCGCGCTGGGCCGCCGTCCTCCAGGAGGTCGCCGGGCAGATCGCGCTCGCACAGACCGATTTCGCGGGCGGCGGCTTCACGATCCACGACTTGATCACCGAGCGGGCGCAGAACGTCGTCCTCGGCCGCCAGACCTACCCCTTCTGTGCCGCGAAGGAGGTGATCTGCGTCATCGGAGCCGATCAGAACGTCTATGCCTGCTGCTCGCTCGCCTACAACCCACGCGGGAGGATGGGTTCGATCGCGACCCGGTCCTTCGCCGATCTCTGGCGTGAGCAGGGCTGGCGCTGGCGCCAGGCGCATGATCCGCGCCGTGATTGTCGGATCCAGTGCTTGTACGAGAAGCGGAACATGGAGGCGCTCCGGCTGATGGGCGACCCGGTCTATGCGCGCACTCTCGCCCAGGCGGAGCCGCCTCCGCACCGGAACTTTATATGAATCGCGCCACGTGGTTGTCGCGGGTCAAGGATTATCTGGGAGTCCTTGCTATCGCGTCGAAGGCATCGAGCGTCCAGAGCGTCATCTGCGCGAAGACCAAGTTCAAGACCGCGCAGGCTGCCGCGGCCTGGTGCCGCGCGCACCGCTTCTCGGCGGCGAAGGTGGATGAGACCTCGACCTCGTTTCGCTTCCGGCAATTCGAGCCCTCGGCGTGCCAGGCCGGGAGCTTCCACACGATCAGTCTGACCGAGGGGGTCTCGGCCGTCATCTGCACGAAGAAGCAGGCCGCCGCCTGATGGCGACCCGGAGCGCGCCGCGGACGAAGCGCAAGGCGTCGCAAGCCTACGCTGCCTTCGTCGACAGCCTCGGTGCCTACGGGCGCCAGGGCGAGCCCTACCCGCTCACCTACGACAGCTCGGGGAACTACCCGATCGAGAAGCTGGTCAAGCAGTACGGGCAGTCGACGACCTGGGTCTACATCGCGATCAACCGGATCGCGAACGCGTGCGCGCAGATCCCGATTCAATTCCAGGATCCGGACCAGCCGGGGCGGTACCTGAAGACCGACATCTCGGGGCTCCAGAAGCTGGTCCGGCAGCCGAATCCCTATATGGGCCGGTTCGATTTCGTCGAGAAGCTCTTCGTCTCTTTGGAGCTGACCGGGAATGCCTACATCGAGCTGGCGGCACCGACCTCGGCGGGGCGGCCGACGGAGATGTATCCACTGCCGTCGCAGTACATGGAGGTCGTGCCGGACCGGAAGACCCGGGTTCGGACCTACAACCTGAACGTGAACGGGAAGGTCATCCCGTTCGCGCCGAACCAGATCATCCACCTGCAGTACGCGAACCCGCTCTCCGAGGTCTTCGGGCTGGCGCCGCTCACCGCCGGCCAGGTCGCGGTCGAGATGGATCTCGGCGCGCTGCGGTGGAATCGGAGCTTCCTCCGCAAGGGCGGCTGGCCGACTGGGGCGCTCAAGACCGAGGCGACACTCGACCGCAACGCGCTCCGCCGGCTGCGTCAAGATCTGAAAGCCTCGGTGAACCGCGGGGCCGAGTCGGCCGGGCAGTTTCTCATCCTCACGAATGGGCTCGCGTTCGACAAGATCGCGCTCACGCCGAAGGAGATGGACTGGCTCGACGCGCGGCGGATGAGCCGGGACGAGATCCTCGCCATCTACGGCGTGCCGTTTGCAGTCGCCGGTCTCTTTTCCAGCGAGCAGACGACAGCGCGCAGCTCCGGAGTCACGCAGCAGGTCAAGAATTTCTACCTCTTCACGGTGTTTCCCAAGTTCGAGAAGCTCTGTGCTGCGCTCAACCGGGCGCTCGTCCCGCTCTTCCGACAGTCCTGCGAGGCGGTTCCCGATCTTCGCGGCGTTCCGGCACTCGAAGACGACGCGGCGACCAAGCTGACGCTTTCCCAGGCGTTCCACACGCTGGTCACGGCCGGCTGGTCGATCAACGCGGCGCTGGAGGAGCTGTATCCGCACCGCGAAAAGTTCAAGTGGGGCGATGTCGCGTGGATGAACCAGGCGCAGGTTCCGATCAGCGGACCGAAGAATCCCTTCGCCACGCAAGCCGGGGGCGGGGGTGGTGGCGGATTCGGCAAGCCGCCGTCGAGCGGAGTGACACCGCCCGGGCTGGCAACCGGCAGCGGGCCGCCACAACCGACTAAACCCGGGAACGCGAAGCCGCCGAACCCAGTCAATCCGAACGCGACCGACAAGCGTCCGAATCCCAAGAAGAAGCCGACGAAATCTGCCATCGAGACCGCAAAGTCAATAGCCACACGACTCGATTTCGATCCAGCGACGACGGAAGCCTTCTGCCGGATGGTCGAGCGCTCGACGCCAACAAATTTGTAAAGCGCGAATTTGCCTCCGTAGACTGCCCCGCATGAGCGGTGGTGGGGACGAGGGCGTCCTGTACGGCTCCGGGTACTTCCGGCCCGTGACGCTGGCGGATGCCACACTCGCCGACAATTCCAACCAGCTCGCTGCCCTGCGGGGCGGCTCCCCGGCATCCGAGCCAGAGTCGCAGACCCATAAGGGTCGTATCTGGTCGGTCGACGCGTCGTTGCGGGCAGTCGATACCGTGCCGTCGAAACGTCTCGTCGTCGGGTACGCGAGCAAGCCCACCAAGGATCGCGTGAACGAGGTCGTCGATGTCGCCGCGTTCGGGAAGACGCTCGAAATCTACAGCCAGAACCCGGTCATGCTCTACATGCATGACACGCGCCGCCCGATCGGCAAGTTCACGAGCCTGAACCTCTCGCCCGAGGGGCTCTTCGTCACGGGCGAGCTGGCGCATGGGACGACCGATGCCGACGAAGCCTGGAAGCTGATCCAGCAGGGCATCCTCAAGTCCTTCTCGATCGGCTTCCGCGAGCTGGATCACACGGTCGACGACGGCGAGATCCGACACATCACGCAGCTGGAGCTGTTCGAGATCAGCATCGTCTCCGTGCCGGCGAATCGCGAGGCGCTCTTCACCATGGCCGGGGGCAAGCTCCTCGATGTCCAGGTGATCGAGCCGCCGGCCGACGAGCGCGGTGTCATCCCCTACCGCTCCTACTCGACGCAGGCTCCCGGAACCGCGTGGGATGCCGGTGCGGCCCGCAAGAGTCTGCGCACCTACGCAACCAGCGGCGGCAAGATCGACATGAGCCGCTACAAGCAGGGCTTCGCCTGGTTCTCGGGCAGCGGGAACAATCTCACCGACTACAGCCTGCCGCATCACGTCGCGTCGGGGAATACGCTGGCGACGAACCTCCGTGGCTGCCGCGCCGTCGTCGCCGTGCTCGCGGGCGCGCGCGGGGGCGTCGCGGGCATGAGCGCGGCCGATCGCCAGGGCGCCTACAACCACGTCGCGCGCCACATCAAGAGCGATTTCCACGCCGACGTTGCGCCCTTCAAGGACCTCGTCGGACTCGACGAGAAGGAGCTGCTGATGACGCTCGAAATCGGGGTCGCCGAGGCCCAATCGACCAAGGCGGTCCTGGACGAGGTATTCGATCCTGCGGCGCTGCCTGGGGACGCGCCCGCGGCGGGGCCTTCGGCCACCGACTGGGCGGAGCTGAAGGCACTCGTCGTCGCGCAGGGCGCAGAGATCGCGGCGCTCAAGACGCAGCTCGACGGGAACGCCAAGCAGATCGCCGATGTCGAGGCGGCATTCACCACCTACCTGCTCAATCAGGTGAAGGATCTCGCCGATGAGGCCGGGGTCGGTCCGGGCGATGAAGAAGACGACGATGACGGGGGCGACGATGTCCCCGCGGACGACGATGAGGCCGATACGTCGGCCTCTGGACAAGCCGGAGATTCCCGCGTGCCGGGGCCAACAGCGGGCTGACGCTACGACAAGGAGACTGAGAGACCATGGCTGATCCCATTCCCGCCGTCGCCGACAAGCCGCGGCAGGACCTCTCCGAGGTCGTCCAGCTGCTCAACCGTGTCCAGAAGCGTCTGCGGAAGGATTCGGGGGAGCGGCGGGAGATCGAAGAGAAGCTGGCGAGCGCCGTGGCTGACATCAGCGAGAAAATGAACGGGAGCTTTCCCGTACCCCAGCGCCGGGGCGAGTTCGCAATCGACGATCGGGACCCCGATCTCGAAGGGTCCGGTGCGAAGGTTCTCGATTCGCTGATTCGCCGGCCAGCGCTCAATGACGAAAGTCGGGCACTCCACAAGGTGAACGACGATATGTACCTCCTGCAGACCATCCTGCGGGAGCCAAACCCGCTGGCGCTGCGGTACTTCAAGGAGGCGATGCGGGAGATTCCGATCCTCCGGAAGAGTCTCGACACGACCGCGAACGGCTTCGCCAACTGGGTTCCGACCGCGTTCTCGGATTCGCTCCACGAGCAGGTCCGCCTCGCCTTCCTGGTGGCGGCGCTCCACGAGCGCATCAACATGCCGCAGGACCCCTACCGGCTCCCGGTCGAGGGCGCGGATGCGACCGCGTATCTCGTCCCCGAGCAGGGCGACTCCGACGCGAACCTGGATGCGACCAAGATGGTCTGCCCGTCCTTCTCGGGGTCGACCAACACCCCGGCCGTGACGGCACCGACCCTCACATCGAAGAAGATCGGCGCGCGCATGACCTTCTCCGAAGAGGCGAGCGAGGACGCCATCATCCCGGTGCTTCCGTACCTCCGGCGCAAGGCCGCGCTCGCGATGGCGAACGCGCAGGAGAACACGACTCAGAACGGCGACACCGCTGGTACCCACATGGACGCCGACGTGACTGCCACGATCGACGCCCGCAAGGCCTGGGACGGCTACCGCAAGTCGGCCATCACGGCGAACGCCGCGGTCACCGTCACGAACACCGCGTCGACCGTCAAGTCCGTCTCGCTCACCGACATCCGCTCGGTGCGGCAGAAGATGGGCAAGTACGGCACCGATCCGTCCCAGCTCGCGATCATCGTGAGCCCGCAGGTCTACATCAAGTGTCTCTCCATGGAGGGACTCACCCCATCGGCGACCAACGTGTCGCCCGTCACCACGGTGGACAAGTACGGGCCGAACGCCACCGTCATCACGGGAGAGCTGGCGAAGGTCGATGGCATTCCGATCCTGGTCTCTGCGTTCGCGCGTGAGAACCTTGGAACCGGCGGCGTCCAGACCGGCGGCACCGTGGACCGCTCGGTCTTGACCATCGTCAATCGCAACGGCTTCCTCTACGGCGATCGGCGCGCGGCGACCTTGAAGGCGCGGGACATCATCGAGACGGATCAGACCGTGCTCGTGATCCTGCAGCGCTTGACCCTCGCCAAGTGGTTCGGCGCCGATCCGGTCGCGGGCTTCGTCTTCAACATACAAATGTGAATTTGCCGATGGCTCGACCTCGTCGAATCTACGGATCTCATCGCACATGCGCTTGCTGCGGCGAGGTCAAGTCCATCGGGGAGTTCTACGCCGCTCCCTCGAAGCCGACGTTCCGTCAGTCGTACTGCAATCCGTGCCGGCGGGCACGCACGCGAGATGCCATCAAACGGCTTCGGTACCACCGGAGTTTTGGTGTCACACCCGAGCACGTCTCAGACCTCCTAGCTGCTCAGCATGGCCGATGCGGGATCTGCCGCACGACCGAGCCCATGCACAGGAAGGGCTGGGTCCTAGATCACGATCACGAGACCGGAAAGGTTCGCGGCGTGATCTGCGCCTCCTGCAACACGGGGCTCGGGCAGTTCAAGGATTCGCCGACGCTCCTCCAGGCGGCGTTCATGTACGTCAACACACCACGGTTTCCGGAATTGCGACTATAGGTTCCTCCCCCCGGGAGCGTTCGAGGCGCCGCCCCGCAGCGGGCGCTTCCGGGGCCATCCCAACATGATCGTACTCGTGAAGAAGGAGATCACGCTCCCCTCGGGGCGGAAACTCGTGCCAGGGAGCACCACGTCGCTCGACGCGCAGGAGGCCGCGCAGGCCGGTGACGCGATCGAGCCTTACACGTCGCCCGACCGGCCGCCCGGTGCGCAGGACCGTATGGTCCATGCTGAGGGCATCCGGCGCGGGTCGACCGAGGATGCCACATGAGAGTCGGTGCGGTGGTGGTGATGCTGGTGGTGCTGGTGGGAGCCGGCTGCGGCAAAACGAACGGCATCCTGACCTCGAATACGGAGACGGCGACGGCGATCCGCTGGGGCAATATCGGCGTCGCGCTCGTCGAGTGCGCGCAGGACGCGATGGCGAAGCCGCAGGCCGAGGCCGGCGTGCAGGCGTGCGTCACGCATTGGGTCCCGAACGCCGACAAGGTGCTCGCGTCGCCGGCCTGGTCGACGACGGCGGCATGCATCCGCACGGCGGTCAAGGCGGCCCCGCCGCCCGGAGCTGAGCGTGTCAAGGCGATCGCGCAGGGCGTCGCGGACTGCATCCAGGCGAACATGAGCGCGCTCGTCTCGGCCGCGCAGGCAGCTGGCGCGTAGGAGCCTCTCGTGGCAGCGACGGTCGAAATCCACTCCTTCCACGGCTCGACCCCCGGCAACGACGGGGTCGACGTTACCGGGACGGAGATTCGCCACAAGCGGGCGGATAACGATACGGTCGACGTGAACAACCCGATTCCGGTGCCGGCAGCGGGGACGAACTACGGCTGGCGGAAGCTCACCCGCATGAAGGTGATCAGCGGCATCGGGACCCAGATCGGGAACATCCGCTGGTATGCCGCCTCGGCGCCCGCCAACTGGGCCGGTACGGTCTCGCTCTTCTCCGGCACGACGCCGAGCTATCTCGTCGTCGGCAATTCGGCCGACGAGACGGCGCAGCTCGCCAATACGGCGGACGCGAACCTCTACACCTCGGCCTCGCCGCTCACGGTGAACGCGGCGGCGAATGCGATCGTCTCGAATGGCAGCTACGGCACGCAGGACTACGTCCTGCAGCAGGTCGGGGTCCTCTCCGGTACACCATCCGGCGTCAAGACCGCGCGCCAGATCGTCTACCGCTACGACGAGATCTAACGCATGGACACGATCTTCCCCTGGCTAGTCGGGCATCGGACGCAGGTCCTCGCGCTCGCGGGTGCGCTCGTCGAGTTCCTTGCCAGTATCGGAGTCGTCGATCGCGATACGGCTAATCACGTGATCGCGGTCATCACGCCCGTCGCGGTCGCGACCTTCTCGGCGAAGGTGGATCGGATTCCGAACCAGATCGCGACGGCGACCACGACTGGCGCGGCCCCGCCGCCGACAGACAAGTGAGGTAACCGATGGCGACCGCGACCGAAGCTGCTCGCGCCGAACAGCGTGCCGCGATGGCGGCAATCGAGCCGATGATTGCCGGCCTCGTCAACTACCTCCGGATCGACTTGACCCCCGAGACCCGCGCGAAGGTGCAGGCACTGCTCGACGAGTACAATTCGCGGCACGCCGCCCTCGACACGGCCCAGCGGGGCAACGATGGGCTCCTCGGGAATCTCGGCTATCCCGACGTTCCGAAATCGACCGTCATCGCCGACATCTTCGCCAACCTCCAGCAGGAGCTGGCGGAGACCCAGGCCGCCTTCGGGCAATTCCTCTCCGAATCCGAAGCCACCGCGGCCCAGGTCACGATCGGCCCCGAAACCGCCCAAACCGCCAAAAAGGCATCGAAGTAAAGGAGACCTCCGTGGCAAACGACATCCATCTCGGCAAGCAGCGGCATCTGAACCTCGTTTGGATCGATGACCAGGGCAATCCCTGCCCGGTCGACGGGGACAGCACGGTCGCGGTCTCCGATGCGGCGCTCCTCGCGGTCGCCAACGTGGTCCAGAATCCGAACGGCTTCGAGTGCGACGTGCGGCCGGTCGGTCCCTTCGGGGACGGCCAGGTGCAGGCGTCTGCCGATGCCGATCGCGGCGGCGGCGTTCGCCCGGTCACCGCGACCGTCGATTTCTCGGTCGTGCAGGGCGAAGCGGTCTCCGCGCAGACCACGATCGGCGACGAGACTCCGATCCCACCGGGACCGTAACGGCCCATGCTCGAACCGGATCGCGGCGTCCTGTCCGAGCCGCACCGGGTCGGGCAGGAACACGACGGCATCGGCGGTTGGGACACCCGGCTCGGACCGGTCGGCCAGGATCCGCTCTCGCTCCCGGTGCGTGCGATCGACCAGGACGATCCGCACTGGGCCTATACCTGGGTTGCGCAGTACGACGATTTCGACGGCCCCTTCATCCACGAGTGGGCCGCGGGCATGCGCGCGCGCTCGGCTGCGTATCTGGCTGCCGCGCGCTGCCACCGGCTCTTGCTGGTAGCGACTCCCTGGAGCGGGAAATGGGGCGGCTCGCCCGGCCATACGATCGAGTTCCGGGCCCAGATTCCACTCGGCGAGCGGCTCGCGACCTACTGGACAGTGGATCAGCCAGATGGCGGCGTCGAGCCGATCATCCATCGCTGCGTGCGCCACACGCTTCCCTCCGGGATCGCTACTTTCACCTTCCTCGCGCCGAGCGGGCTCATCCAGCATGGCACGCGCGCCAACTGGTAGGCGATGGCGCTCCTCGGCACGCTCGCCCGGCGCATCCCCAGCACCGGGGCCGGCTTCATTACCGATGCGATCGGGACGATCTTCGTCACCGATCCGCTCCTCGGCCTCACCGTCAACCTGGAGACGTTCCACGAGCACGGCTCGCCCGCGACGTACATCAAGCTCGCGAAGCAGGTCGCCACCGGCCAGGTCGGCAAGTGGTACCCCGACTGCGGCGCGAGCTTCCCGCCGCAGCTACCGGCGTCGCCTGCCACGAACGGCGGCACGACGCTCGTGCTGCCGACCGACGTGCTCCAGAACCAGGACGCGACGCTCCCGCCCGCCGGGCTGATCGTCGGCTTCCGCTCCGGGGCCGCCAAGGGGCGCTGGCGGCAGATTACGGGCGTAAGCGGCACTTTCAGCTCGACGAAGACCGTCACCGTGA